GTGTCTTGTCCGTTTCAAAAAAACGACCACCTTTGACCAAATTGCACTTTTGACACAATTGCCTCAAATTCCATAATTCATCGCTGCCGTTCAATCGCTTTGGAATAACATGATCAATGTGCATCTGGCCTTCTGTCTGGCCACACATCTGGCAACATCCATCACGCTTCAATACGGCTTCTCTTAGCTTACGCCAACGGCTTGTGCTGCCGCCTTTCCAGTTGCGTGACATCAATGCCACCCATGCTTCTGCCAATGAGCAAAGGCTTTGCAGCTTGAGCCTTGGTATCTGTGGGCAATGTAGCGAAGGCTCCAGTCAATCATGCGAAACCCATCAAGGTTTCTGTACTTAGTGTTTCGCATCTGGCCTAAGCCAAAGTGATTGCCATTGGGATTGATTGCCTCCACACGCCAATTGCTTTCCTTTGTGATCAATGTGTTGAAGCATTGGAATTCTTTGTAGTTCACAATCCTTGAGTGTGCGTACAGTTTCAATGAATCAATTGATGGTTTTTTTGTTGCATCTTGTGTGGCCTGTGCCGGTGTTGCTGATGCAATACATAGCCCGGCCAATAGCACCAAGCATCGCTTGCGAGCTATCCGCCTCAGCGGCTCGCCCACGAGCATGGAGCGTACCGATGCACGCAAATACCAGTCAAGTTTGAGCGTGCGCTTGAGCGTGTCCCACAGGCTGTGCATAAAGGTTGTGGATAACTTTTTCATTTGCTACCCCATCCCGTGCCTTTGAATACAGCTGCAACATTGCTCCAAATGCGTGTCATCGGAATCGCACAAGCCATGCAATTGCCAGCATCAACATCACCATCGGCATCGATTGATCGATTGATGATTGCCATTGTGCCGCATTGATCACACTTGAATTCATATGTTGGCATCTGACAGCTCCTCAATCCTCGCATCATCAACAATCTTGATCCCAAATGTGCCACATCCCATGCATTGAGCAAACCACTCATGAGCTGTGAGTTCGGCACCTTTCTTGAGGCCATGGCGTTGCTTTGGCTTGCCGTAAAGCTTCTTGCAGATTGAACAATCAAATTGAAGGATGTGCATAATTGCTCCTCATAAGTGTTTCGATGGGTTGCAGATTGATTTGTGGCACGCTCCAATTGTTTTGTGATGCGTTTCGATAGCGTGGTTTCTTAGCTACGGCAACAGGCATCCAGCCAACAATGTGCATTTTTGGTGTATTACCTACGACCAGCACAGCAATGTCACGATCATGGCGATCTGATTCCTGAATCCATAGGTTGCTGTCTGGATTGGCCGACCACTTGACTTCGATGTGCTCACCGACATCGGCTTTTGACTTATCCCATGTCGTGCCGGGCTTGTAGTCATAGCCCAATCGCTTGGCCACAGTCCACTCAGCTGCCATCGATTCGGCCATTTGTGCCACATACTCAAACCACGATGGTGTTTTGTGCCATCTGGTCGCATGATCTGCATCGCGGTCTTGGCAATGTTCGATTGCCGAAACCATGCATTGGATTTCCTCAATGCGATTCATCGGCACTCACCACAAAACCAAATGATGTTGTCTTTTGAGTCATAGCCTTTTTGGTATCCAAATTTGTCAAGCCTTCTCAGCTGCGAACACTTGTCGCATTGCTCAATCTTGTATTCCTCAACGATTTCGCCATTGCACATCAGCTTGGCCATCATCTCTTGAGGATAGATGATTTCAACATATTCGCTCATACTTGTGGCTCCCATTTTCCTCGGCTTGTAAAGACATACCAAAGCGGATCGCATTGATCTGGTTTCTTACCCACGCATGAGAAATTGGCCCACTCTTTACCGGTTTTGGCCGATGTCCCGGTACGCCACACGCGATGACCATGTGAGCATTGCGGTGCCTCTTGTACAAGCTCTCCACCCAGCTGCTTGGCAATTTCATCCATCGATGATCCGAGTGATGGGATGCCTGATTGCTCAGCTTCATCGGCTGTCTTGTAGCTTGGCACATCACCAAATTTGGTTGTCCAATAGTCATAATCTTGTGGCTTTGTTGCATCATTGACTTTGACTTGTTCCATGGTTTCTTTTGTGGCCTTCTCTGTGCCACCCATAACCAAGGCCATCACGCGCATCAAAGCTGATGTGACAGTATCCTCAACAAACCAGCGTTTCATGTTCGGGTTGTACGCCTCACGATAGCCGAAAGCGTAATCAATGGCGGCTGGCTCTGTTTCCTCTTGATTGCGCCATGCCTTAGCTTGTACGAGCACATAACCTTTTTCGGCATTGAATTCAATAATTTGAGCTTCTAACCGACCTTTTGGAAATGTGATGATCCATCGGTCTGTGCGCTCTTTGTTGCCTTCGTAGTTTTCTAGAAACCCGGCCATTAGTTGTCCACCTTCTCATTAAGCTGAGAAATGTGGCGTGATACCGCCCGGCCGCGTGTGTAACCTTGTCGCTGGCCTTCCTTAAATCCGACCGAATACGACATGACAGCCCATAAGGCTCCAGCGATCAAACACATGACCACGATTGATAATTCATCCATTTTGTTGCTCCCGATTCTGGGAGCCGCGAATCAGCTCCCGAAATAGAGAGTGACAGGATCAGCCGACAAATACAACAATCACGCTCAAATCATGGCGTGTCGTTACCAGATAAACGCCTTTCAATAGTTTTTTCGTATTCTGATTTGGTCTTGTCTTTGAGGCCGTTGGATGCTAAAACCCCACCCAATGACCCGGTGAGAAAGATTGCCAAAGTTTTGAGCAGATCGATGAAAGCTGCATCATTGGGAGCTTGTGCACCAATTGGCTGTGTCACAAAGATCAACGCATAAGTGATGCCAAGCGTGACAATTAAAAAGACAAATGACAAAACCGCGCCAATGAGAAACATCAAGCGAGCTTTGATTTCCTCTTGACTTAGCCGGTCTTTATTCTTTGAAGCCATCGCCTATCAGATCCTCCGTACAGGTACCAGTCACCTTGCATTGAGGTTTTTGGCACTCATCCAATTTCCAGTTTTCATGAAGCTGGCATGGGTATCGCACCCAACCTTGATAACCACAGGCGGTAAGGCTTAGCGAAAGGACAAAGGCCAAGCCCACCGCAAGTGATTTCCGGATCATTTCCCCGTTGAACCGAAAGCTTTGTCAGCTGGATTGAGCCAGCGCAAAATGACAGGCACGACAGCTGCCACGCCACCCATTGCCATGGCCTTAAAATCGCCGCCAGCCATGTACACGGCCAATGCAGCTGCTAAGTACGAGCGACCCCATGAGGCCGCAATTGCTTTTGCTTGATCCATTATTTTTCTCCTTTTGGTCGATCCGGTAGATCACCGGAAAATGGCTCATAAGCTGGTCGGCCGTAACCAACCACAAATGAGCGTGCTCCCAAAGCTCTTGATTTGACCATGACTTCTCCACCATTGCGCTGATCACCAGCACCAGATGTGTTGCCTTCGATTGTCACGATCTGTTTTTCTGAACACCGAATCACCAAGCCAATGTGATTGATGATTGTTTTGTCATCATCTATGAAATCAAAGAAAACAAAATCACCAATTTTTGGTGTTGTGTGCCATTGCTTGGCTTTCTTAAATGCCTCGGCTCCAGCTCGTGTGCTAACAACATTTGGCACCTTGACCCCGGCCGTGGCCGAGCACCAATTTAAGAAACTTCCGCACCATGGCAGCTTGTCGGCTTTCATAAATTTGCCGTATTTTGTCTCATTGTTGCCTGTTTCGGCCGTGCCCACCTCAGCGAGTGCAACCTGAATCAAACGCGGCAATGTGCCTTGTGGAAATGTCACAATCCAAGTGCCTTCAAGTCATCGGCTGTCAGACCAAGCGCGGTCAATTTGGCTTGAGCTGCTTCTTTTGCTGCCAAATCTTGAGCTTCTTTGACCTCTTGATCCAAAAGGTTTTGTGCCCATTGTGAAATTGTTGCCTCGTATTCCTCAGCGTTCATTTCCATAGTCTCATCATTTACGCCTTTTGTTAGCGTTGGATAAGCCTTTTTCAATTCCTCAATTTTCTTGTTAAGTGTCATTATTTAACTCCAAAGATTTGAACTGTACCCGTTAGGTTGCCAGCTGGTGCTGACAGAATAAAGCCTGTATAAGTGGCGGCACTACTTACAAAAAATCCGCCATTGCTGCTTGCTCCTGTGTATGAGCTTACTGTTTGATAAGTGATGCGCGGAACTGTGCTTGATCCTGAACAACCCAAAATGTTAAATTGTCCGGAAATTCCATTGTCCTGACTTGAACCAAAATTGCTCGAAACCTCAGCAAATGAACCATTGTTGTTGCTAATAATCAAGCTTGATCCGCCGGGTTGTCCGGAAATTGAACCATTAAAATAGTTGCTCGTTACAGTTGTCGGCCCAGCTGTTCTCATTTGCATCCGGATATTGTTGTTTGCTGATCCAAAAATGCCTTGAAAATAAACTAAATACCCAACATAAGTCGAGCTGAAAACCCCGTCAAATGCTTGTGTTGCTTGATTTGTAAAACTTGTATTGCTGATCAATGTCAATGATTGAGCTGGAGTTGTCCATGCCGGCACGCCTCCCGAAACAGCCAAAACCTGTCCTGATGTACCGATGCCCAATCTTGTGTTTGTGTTTGCCGTAGCTGATGAATAAGCAATGTCACCAAGCGTTGTGCCGGGTTGCAATGCTTTTAATCGCGTGTCCACGGCTTGTCCAAATACCTCGAAATCAGCTGGCAAATCTGTAACCAAATCTGTCGCTGTGGGCATTTGGAAAGAATAATTTGTTGTCGGGTTTGCCACTTGTTTTCTCCTTACGCCACAATCGTGGCATTAATCCAATCCAAAGTTGGATTGACTGTGTTCCATGCTTCAACAATCGGCACATCGTTCCATCGCATGGCTTGCAATGAAAATGCAATTGGTGAGACGATCATTGAAATGCTGACCTGATTGTATCGGGCAGAAAATGTCCAGCCTTCAACGAAACCCAAAAAATCGCCAGAATTCATATTAAGCGGCAGATTGGCAATATTCACGGGCATACCCATGAAAACATTGATCAAGGCATCCCGGTCGGCATCATCAATTTCTGGGTTTGTCAGCTCAAATGTGATGTTGTTGAAATTAAAGCGCGGATAAGCTCTGAGGCCCAAATAGAAATTGGCCTGATCCTCGGCATCAGTTGAATTGTGCAATGTTGTGCTGATGATTTGAGCCAATTGGCCATACAGAGCAATCGAGTCTGCATCGCTGGCAGATTCCTCGGCCGATGATGTGGCATTGTATTTGATGGTGATTGCATTTCGCACATCACCTGCCCGTTGCTGAATACTTAAACCGGATGCAATAGCATGATTGGCCGTTAAATCAACATAACCATTGGCCGCCAAATAATTTGTGCGGTGTGTGCTATCTGCATAACCGATCCGGCCTTGAGCATCCTCGAAAATGTAACCCAATCCAGATGTGGCTAAAGCTGAGACCAATGAATAAACATCCGTGCGGTTGGATGATCTTGCTGCCAGCTCATAATTGCCTGGTCGATCAATTTCGCCCAATCCTGAATTTTCAGCATCTTGCCATTGAATAGTTGGATCATAGGTTGCCCATGTTGTAGCTGCCGGCACCTCTTGCCATGAGTCAAACAAAACAGCTTGCAAAATTTCATATATTTGATCACCATCAAAGTCTTTGGATAAGACACCATCCGTCAATGCCTTTGGCAATCTGGCCAATGCACCCAATGCAATGATGTTGATGCGCTGTGCATAATCAACGCTTCCAACCTCAGCGACCGAAATTCCGACCTCAACAACCGAGCCGCCAAAGATTGGCACAAATGTTGATGTAGAATCTTGCAATTCAATTGTCAGCGCATCATTGATTTGAATTGGCACATTTGATTGATCAAGGTTGATAATTTCGAGGTTTGTGTATCCTGCTGTGGCTTGCTCATAAATGTTTGTGCGACCGCTGGTAATCGTAAGATTGGCCAAAATAGCGGTTTGATACTCAACACCGCCAATGATGACTTTCCAGACCGGATTAAAAATAGTCATTAGACAGCAACCAACGCTCCAGCACCAAGCGTGCCTCGGTAGTAAGAATTGTTAAGTGTGTCCACAATCGTCCGTGCTGTGCCTTCCGGATCGATTGCACCGCTTACATTGATGGTGATGCGTTCACTTGTTGAAAGCCCACCGGTGGCCGCTAATCGTGCAGCTGCGGCTGCCTCTCGGGCTTGCCGCAATCTTTCGGTTTCTGCCTTCAATTCCTCACGCCTTAAAATCGCAGCTTGCATGGCTGGTGAGTAAGCCTCAACAGGTGCGCCTGTAAATGTCGGTGATGCACCCGATGGCATAAATCCTCCACCTGTACCAAATCCGCCTCCGGCCGATCCCGTGTCACCCATGTCAAAACCTGCACCGACCTTCAAAGACTTATCACCGGAATCGCCAAAGAAAAAGCGCGTGACCGGGTTATCCTTGATGAAATTTACAAACTCTTTGATTTTTGTGACTGTGTTTGAAATGAAACCCACAAGCTTTGAAAAGCCTGTGACAAGGCCAGCCACAATTGTGCCAACGGCTTCGAGTGCTTTTTTGAAAACACCGCCCAAAAGTGGTGCCAAATTTTCTTTGATGAATTCCCATACTTGCTTGAGAAAACCTAAAAATGGTTTTAATTCCTCAGAATTATCAGAAAGTGCTTTTTTGATTTTATCAAATGCAGATTTCAAACCTTCAAGAATTGGGCCAACAACCGAACCGATTGCCGGGATGACTTCATTGTAAAGAAACTTCCACCATGTTGTCAGAATTGGCAACAAATCATTTTTAATTACTTTGAAAATTTCTCCAAATGCTGGCCCCAAAGTTTTGCCCAAATTGCTGGCAAAATCTTGAATCGCTGGGATGCCTTTGTCTACAAAATTGCTGATCAATG